CAAAGAACCCGCGTTTCTTCAGCGTGCGCCGGGCTTGCAGTTGCTCGCCACGGTCGGCAGCGGGCCTATCCGCGGGCTGTGGCAAATGGGGGCGTACGGTTACGTTGTATCCGGTGACACGCTCTATAAACTCAACAGCAACTGGGCCTCCACATCCATTGGCACGATTGCCAACACCGGCCCTGTGTCAATGTCGGACAACGGCACGCAGCTTTTTATCGCCGCCAACGGCCCCGGCTACATCTACAACACTCTGACAGATGTCTTTCAGCAGATCACCGACATTGACTACCCCGGTGCTGTCGCGGTCGGCTATTTGGACGGCTACTTTGTGTTCAACCAGCCAAACAGCCAAAAGTTTTGGATCACAAGTTTGCTGGAAGGCACGCAGGTTGATCCCTTAGATTTTGCCAGCGCGGAAGGCTCTCCTGACGGCTTGGTGTCTCTTATCGTTGACCACCGCGAAGTTTGGTTGTTCGGCACCACTTCCGTTGAAGTCTGGTACGACGCCGGCACCGCGGATTTTCCACTCCAACGCATCCAAGGTGCGTTCAACGAAATCGGCTGCGCGGCCGCGTATTCCGTCGCCAAGATGGACAACGGCCTGTTTTGGTTGGGCGCCGACGCCCGCGGCCGAGGCATTGTGTATCGGTCCAACGGGTATACCGGGCAGCGCATTTCTACCCACGCGGTCGAGTGGCAAATTCAGCAGTACGGCAATCTTTCTGACGCCATCGGCTACACATACCAGCAGGACGGCCATTCATTCTATGTGCTGATATTTCCGTCCGCCAATACGACGTGGGTGTACGACGTGGCCACGCAAGCCTGGCACGAACGCTCTGGCTGGGAGAACGGCGCGTTCACGCGCCACCGCAGCAACTGCCAGATGAATTTCAACGATGAGATCGTTGTCGGCGATTTTGAAAACGGCAACATCTACGCCTTCAACCTTGACGTATACGCAGATAACGGCGCGGAACAGAAATGGCTGCGGTCCTGGCGTGCGCTGCCGACCGGACAGAACACGCTTCTCCGCACCACGCACCACGCGCTGCAACTCGACTGCGAAACCGGCGTTGGCCTTAGCGTTTCGCCGTCTGATGATGAAATATTCGACAGCGCGGTTGAGGTAGGTCTGCTGCTTACGGAAGGCGATGATTTCCTCGTCACCGAAAGCGAAGACTATATTTCCGTCACGGAAAGCCCCCTTGTGACCATGGTACCGCGCGTCATGCTGCGCTGGTCAGACGATGGCGGCCACACATGGTCAAACGAGCATTGGAAGTCCATGGGCCAAATCGGCCGCTACGGCTTCCGCACCATCTGGCGCCGCCTTGGCATGACCATGAAAATCCGCGACCGGGTGTATGAGGTGTCTGGCACGGACCCGGTGAAAATAGCCATTCTCGGCGCCGAATTGGCGATTAGCCCGACCAATGCCTAGCCCTCCCAACGTAACCAACATCCCCGCCCCCCGCGTCCCCATCACGGACGAGCGCACGGGGCTGATTTCGCGGGAATGGTATCGGTTCTTCTTCAACCTGTTCAACCTGACCGGCAGCGGGTCCAATACGGACTCGCTGCAAGATGTGCAGCTTGGCCCGCCGGCCACGGACGAGGCCACGATCTTTGACGCCTTGCAGAGCGCGGCCCTGTCCAACCCAGACGGCGCCGCGGCCTTCTCGGCGGTCTTGCAGAGCCAAGTGCAGGCCCTAGCGGTCACGCCGCCACGCATCGACGAGGTGCCAGGCTGGCTTATCCTGCCGCGCGCCATAGCCGCCGGCGCGTCGCCTTTTACCTTCCAAAACACCACCGGGCGGTCTATAACTGTCATTGTAACGGGCGGCACGGTATCCGCCGTCGCTTTCTCGCGCGACAACGTAACTTTCTATGGCGTCGGCTCGACTTCTGGGGTATTTTGGTTGTCGCCTAATGATCGGTTGCGTGTAACATACACTGTTGCACCTACCTTAACTCTTGTGCCGAGGTAGAGCATGGCCGTTGTTATCTCACTCTTTGGCGGCGTTGGGAGCCAGTTTTTTGACAACAACGGCGTGCCGTTGTCGGGCGGCCTGATCTACACCTACGAGGCCGGCACCACCACCCCGACGGCGACGTACACATCTTCGACCGGCGTTACGCCGCACGCAAACCCTATCGTGCTGGACTCGGCAGGGCGCGTTAATGAGATTTGGCTGGACGATCAGACAGCCTACAAATTTGTGTTGAAGACCTCGACGGGCATCACGATTGCGACTTACGACAACGTGTACGGCCCGGCGGCCAGTTTCAGCCCCATCGTAAACGGCGATCTGTACGTCAACGGCAACGCCTACATCAGCCAGCGCGTAGCCATTGGCGGTACAAGCTCCGCGGTCAAACTGTCTATCCTGTCCACCGATGCCGTGCTGATACCCGTAGGGACCACTGCGGAGCGCCCCACGGGCGCTGCGGGGTATTTGCGGTTCAACACCACCCAGGCCGCGTTTGAGGGCTACAACGGCTCGGCGTGGGGTTCTATCGGCGGCGGCGCTACGGGCGGCGGCACCGACCAGATGTTCTTCTTAAATGGCCAGACGGTGAACAACAGCTACTCAATCCCCGGCGGCCAAAACGCCGGCACATTCGGACCCATTTCGGTTGCCAGCGGCGCGACCGTAACCATCCCCTCTGGTTCCACGTGGACGGTGACATAAAATGCCAGTTAAGCTGAACTCATCCGGCGGCGGTTCCGTCACGCTGACAACGCCAAGCACGGCGGTCGATTATACCGCTACGTTTCCGGCCAATACGGGGAATGTGGTGACAGATGGCGCAACCCAGACGCTGACCAATAAGACGCTCGGCGGCCCGTTGGTTATGGGCGCAAGCGTTATCACATCAGGCACAGCGCAGGCCAGCACCAGCGGTACCAGCATTGACTTCACCGGCATCCCGTCATGGGTGAAGCGGGTGACGGTGATGTTCAACAACGTCAGCACGAACGGTACATCGGAAAAGCTTATTCAATTAATCCACAGCAGCGGCACGGTTGTAACATCTGGGTACAGATCAGCAGCAGCCAGACTTAACGACGTTGGGCTTGTGGAAGTAACATCTACAGCGGGTTTTCTCCTTGCTGTTACGAACGCTACGGATGATCTCTACGGCTCTTATGTCTTCACCAACTTAAGCGGGAATATTTGGACTGGGGTTGGAAGCACGACTTATACATTTGGTCTTGTAACTAGTTGCGGCGGTGTGACAATCGCTTCCACTCTTACCGGAATTAGAATTACAACCGTTGGCGGCACCGACACCTTTGATGGTGGTAGCATCAACATTTTGTATGAGTGAGGACTAGGACATGCCACACCGCATTGAAGTGAATGTGCAAACCGGCGAAATTCAACAGATTGAATTGACGCCTGAAGAACTTGCGGCGATACCTGCGGTTGTCGAACCGGAACCGCCCCCGCCGCCAACTCGGGCGGAATTGTTGGCGCAGGTGCAAGCCTTACAAGCGCAAATAACCGCTTTGCCAGAGGAATAGCCCATGACGATCACCATTTCTGGCTCCACTGGCATTTCGGGTGTTGACGGCACCGTTTCATCCCCTGCGTTGCAAGGCGCCGACACAGACACCGGCGTCTTTTACCCCGCCGCAAACCAGGTGGCGATTGCTACCGGCGGCGTGCAGCGTCTGTTGGTGGACGCAACTGGCACTGTCACGACTGGCGTTGGGGCGCTTTACCCCTTAGTGTCTGGCACGGCTGTCGCGTCTACCAGCGGCACAAGCATCGATTTCACCGCCATCCCGTCATGGGTGAAGCGGGTGACGGTGATGTTCAGCGGCGTCAGCACGAACGGGACAAGCGCGCTCCTTGTACAGCTTGGGGATTCTGGCGGTATTGAAAATACAGGGTATGTTTCAACAAGTATTCAAGCAGCGCTTACCGATAGTTCAACTGCTGGGTTTATTATCCGGTCGGCGACGGCTTCAAACGTGTTTTCTGGGTCTATGGTAATTAAGAATATAAACGGAAACGAATGGGTTTCGGATCACGTAGTAAAACAATCAACGACCGCTAATGCTTTTGGCGCCGGCGATAAAACCCTGTCAGCTACCCTCGACCGCGTTCGCATTACGACCGTTGGCGGTACCGACACCTTCGATGCTGGCAGCATCAACATTCTGTATGAGTGAGGTTTAACCATGTCCACCTTGCAAGCCACGAACCTCAAGCACGGCAGCAGCGCCAGCAACAACATCGTGCTGGACGCGAGCGGCAACACGACGATCAGTGGCGCGCTGTCGGTCAGCGGC